CGTAGCATTCCCCTTTTAGTGCGCTCCTGGCAAACGCTAATCAATATCAAGCGTTAATTCTTTAAGTCCATCACCCGCATATTTTCGGGCTATAACGCTGTCTTGCGGGCAACCACGTTCGCCGTAAAGATGGAGCATAGCGCTACGAAAAAGCACCCGCGCGTTTTCGTGATGGAAGCTATCTTGCTTCGCATGATAGGCAAGTTTCCGTGAAAGCATCCTTAACATATCTTTAGTATTCATTATGCGCATTCCTCTTGTTTAACCGATGCTCGCCAGAATTCACTATAAACAACGGACTCACCAACGATATAGACAAACATATTGACGACCTTTTCGGGGTCGCTGAAATCCGTATAGACCTCGCCAAAGTTGTCTTGTTCATATTCCTTTATGAATCCGATTGCCTCAAAAGCCCGATCACCTAGCCACTGTGTCGCTTGATACGTGCCTATTATGTAGTAGTCAGAGTTGAAGGCGTCGTGATGTAGCTCGCACGAATCTTCCAGATATTCGGCTACTTTGTCGGGGTCGCACCCGTCCAGATAGTCGGTTAAATGTTCGCTAATTTCATCATATTTGTATTTTTCAATGCTCATAACTTTTCCTTTTTGTGGGCGAAATTGCCACTTCAAAACGCACACACACGGTATGCGCTTCAAGGTATCAACTAATTAATAACCCAACTCAATTACAAATAGAGGTAAGTATTTCATTGCGCCACCTCGCCTTTGATCTCAACTATCTCGAATACATCGATGACGCCGTCTCTTTCAGCCTCGCGGCTGAACAATGCTAGATCCTTTTGTGCTTGCTCGAAGTCGTTGCAAAACTCCCAGACGTAGTCAATCGCTGCTTCATATATAGCGAACGGTGCAACATGATCAAGCGAGTCAACTTGTATGTGTTTAATATTCATAACTTCAACCTAGTTTTATTAATGGAACTGAGATAATACCGATCGTATTAAATAAGTACAAGTTATATTGCTATAGATGTAGGAATAATTTTTAGGGTTATGGGTACCAACAAAGACTCTTTTTTTCCTCTTTGTTGGCTTTGGGGTTCGACAGTTCAAACCCAGTTCAAACCAAGCGACCACTCTTCACACTGACTAGTAGGCACATAACCAAACCTAAGCCCTTGATATATCTACAGTTCTAGTTCTGTTGGCTATATCGACAGAGCCAGAGGTCACAGAATCTCTAAATATTCAGCGTAATATAAGAATCAGTTATCAATTATTGCAACGGGGTCGAAAAATCGGGACGGGGGCGGGAGTTCCTGGCTTGTAACAATAACGGTAGCCACCTCCCCACAATAAAAGTAAAATACGAATTTCAGCACTAAAGAAAGCTATGGAAGACTACTTAAAAGCGCTTGTGGAGCCTCAGGACGGCGTTAAGGCTCCGTCTAAGGTGAAGGCTAGGGGTCGGCCTAAGCGCAAGCAGACAAAGCCTAAAAGCAAGCAACGGGTCGTGCCTCGCAAAGTTGAGAGTCAAAGGGAAGCGATGACGCAATTCCGAGAAAGGATATTGCGTTCACCAAAAGCCCCAACGGTTTTGACGAGCATCTTTGACGCGGCGTTGGATAAGGATGATCCGCATAGGGCAGTAGCTTGGAAGTTGTTGATAGATCGTATTGCGCCGCTGCGTCATTTTGAAGGAAGTGAGCAACTGAGTCGGTCAAGCGTGAATATCACAATTACTGGTGTTGGTTCTGCTGACGAATTGGCGGGGCAAACGGTAGCTGGCGAAGTTATAGATCAGGGCAATGAGCAAGACGACTGAAATGCTAAAGCGGTTAGAGGGCTTTGAAAGACACGCCTATATGTGTACTGCTGGATTCCTAACAATCGGCGTTGGTCGCAATATTTCTAAAACTGGATTGGGTTTATCAAACGAAGAGATTGATTATCTTCTTAACAATGACATAAAGCGTGTTAAGCGGGAGCTAAAAGCTAACTTTGATTGGTTTGTTGATTTAAACGAGCCGCGACGTACTGCGATGATTTCGATCTGTTTTCAGCTTGGATTGCCAGCTTTGTTAAAGTTCTCAAAGGCATTACAAGCGATGGAGGAAATGGATTACGAAGAAGCATCATTTCAATTCCTGGAAAGTAAATGGTCAACTCAAACCCCTGGAAGGGCGATGGAGATGGCAAAAATCATAAGGGATGGCAAATATGATTCTGGAAAACTTTACCCCAGTTTTAAAAAAAGCTGACACACAGCTAGTTACTGGCTTGGAAAACCTTGATCCTTGTGAGTGCAAGGAAGTTTACAACCAGCTAATTCAGCTACAGCTTGAAATTCACAAACAGTATTTGCATTTTTATTCGCAAAGGCTAGGCAAAGATGACTGACCTTGCAATCTCTTTATTAGATTGGCAGAAAGAAGTTTGGAACAATGACTCTCGCTTCAAAGTCGTTGCGGCTGGACGAAGAACTGGCAAGTCTAGGTTAGCTGCGTATTTGCTTATCGTTAATGCGTTGAAGGCTGACAAGGGAAATGTTTTTTATGTCGCGCCTACACAGGGACAAGCGCGTGACATCATGTGGAACTTGCTGCTAGAGATTGGTTCTCCGGTTATCAAGTCCAGCCATATAAACAATCAACAAATAAAATTAATCAATGGCTCTACGATTTCGCTAAAAGGAGCAGACCGTCCAGAAACTATGCGCGGAATTTCTCTATTTTATGTGTGCCTAGACGAACTTTCAGAGATGAAGCCCGAAGTATGGGAATTGATATTGCGTCCTGCGTTAGCTGACTTAAAAGGCTCTGCGTTATTCATTGGGACGCCCACAGGCCGCAACCATTTTTATTCGATGTATATTTACGGGCAGGGTGATGATCCAGATTGGGAGTCTTGGCATTTTACGAGTTATGACAACAAGCTAATCGACAAAGGAGAAATAGATTCTGCGAAGAAGTCGATGTCATCTTACGCTTTCAGGCAAGAATTTATGGCTTCGTTTGAAGCCCGTGGCTCTGAGATGTTCAAGGAAGAATGGGTAAAGTTTGAAGAAGAAGAACCAAAGACAGGCGATTATTATATTGCTGTTGATTTAGCTGGTTTTGCAGAAGCGGGAAAATCCAAAGCCCGTGATAAGCGGCTTGATAGCACTGCATTGGCTATTGTAAAAGTTGGAGAGTATGGTTGGTGGGTTAAAGATATAATTCATGGGCGTTGGGATTTAAACGAAACTGCAATAAAAATATTTAATGCTGTTCGTGATTATGAGCCAATTTCCGTAGGGATTGAAAAAGGAATTGCAAGGCAAGCGGTAATTAGCCCGTTAAGTGATTTGATGCGGCAATACAACCGTTATTTCCGCGTTGAAGAATTAACGCATGGGAACAAAAGCAAGACAGACCGCGTAATGTGGGCGCTTCAAGGACGATTTGAAAATGGTGCGATTAAATTAAACAAAGGTTCCTGGAACGAAGTTTTTTTAGACGAAATGTTCCAGTTCCCTGACGCTCTGACACATGACGACACCATTGACGCACTTGCGTATATAGACCAACTACAAACCGTTTCATACCAATTTGAGTATGAAGTTGACGAACATAAATTTTTAGACTCTGTAGCAGGATATTGACATGGACAATTTAGTGGAAGGTGCAGAATACGAAAGCGATACTCTGCAAAGTTGGGTCATTTCTAAATGTAACAAGTGGCGTGAGCATTATAATTCAAATTACGAAACTAGATTTGAAGAATATTACCGTTTGTGGCGTGGGCAATTCAATCCAGATGACAAGACAAGACCTAGTGAAAGGTCAGAGATAATTTCTCCTGCATTGCAACAAGCCGTCGAATCTAGCGTTGCAGAGATAGAAGAAGCAACTTTTGGCCGTGGTGCGTTTTTTACGATCCGTGATGACATCAAAGACCCTGAAAATCAGGACATTGTTTATTTGCGCCAGAAATTAAGTGAAGATTTCCGCAAGCATAAAATACGCCAACAAGTCGGTGAGTGTTTGATTAATGCCGCTGTGTTTGGCACTGGCATTGCTGAAGTGGTCATGGATGTGGACACGGAGCTTGCTCCTGCGACACAGAGAATGGAAGGCGGCAATATGCAAGCTGTCGGCGTAAACGAAACGGAGCGCGTGGTTGTTAAGTTAAAACCTATTTTGCCGCAAAATTTCTTGATTGATCCTATAGCGACAAGCATTGAGGATTCTATTGGCGTTGCGATTGATGAATATGTTTCGCCTCACACAATAAAATTATTACAAGAGCAGGGCGTCTACCGCGATGTTGATGTTGGAATTGAAAGCTATGGAGATTCTGCTTTAGATGCAGACCCAGGCCTAGCACAAGAGCCTGACAGAAAAGTAAGGCTAACCAAATATTATGGCTTGGTTCCGCGTTATCTACTTGATATTGAAGAAGGCGTGTCTGATTTGACGGAGCCGCTGGAAGAGGAACTGGATGCGATTCTTGAAGAAGAGTTAGACGCCGAAGTTGAAGTGGAAGTTAGCGCTGAGTATTACGTTGATGCTTGCGTTGTAATTGCAAACCGTAGCGTAATTCTTAAAGCTCAAACGAATCCATACATGATGGGCGATACTCCAGTAGTGGCGTTCCCGTGGGATGTTGTTCCTGGAAGATTCTGGGGAAGGGGCGTTTGCGAAAAGGGCTATATGAGCCAAAAGGCGCTTGATGCGGAATTGAGAGCTAGAATTGATGCGCTTGCGTTGACTAACTCCCCGATGATGGCTATGGATGCTTCCCGAATGCCTAGAGGTGCAAAGCCAGAAGTACGGGCAGGAAAGATTTTGCTGACGAATGGTGATCCGCGTGAAGTTTTACATCCGTTTAATTTTGGTCAAGTTAATCAAATCACATTTACTCAAGCGGAAGCGCTGCAAAGGATGGTTCAAACTGCCACAGGAGCAATAGATTCTGCGGGAGTTCCAGGATCAATTAATGGTGAGGCTACGGCTGCGGGCATTTCAATGTCACTTGGCGCAATTATCAAGCGCCATAAGCGTACATTGGTCAATTTCCAAGACAGCTTTTTAATTCCGTTTATTAAATCTGCTGCGTGTAGATATATGCAATTCGATCCTGAAAATTATCCTGTTAATGATTATGTTTTTGAAGTCACATCGACGCTAGGAATTATTGCCCG